GCTGGACGCGGGCCAGTTCGGTGATCGCTTCTTCCGAGATGTTCGGGCCGAGCGCTGCGTGAGCGAGTTCGTGAAGGATCGTCTCGATGCGACTCCACCCTCGGCACTTCTCGTCTATGAGGATGCGAGGGTTCGCCGCCCCGTCGAAGAACGTCCAGCCCGACGCGTCACCCTTGAGGGGCGTCACCCGGAGGAGCCACCTCTTCCCGTCGATCGTGATGTGGTGATCCTCCGGCATCAGCGGCCGATTCCTTTCGTCGGGCGTTGGCGATCGCGCGTCGAATTAGCACCCTACCGGCAACGTCAAGAAACGGCAGGCCGCGTGCCTTGGCCTCTTCTCGCATCACGCCGACAACCTCTTCGATCCGCTCTGGCTTGCTGCACTCGTCGCATCCCCAGGCGTCCATCTCGTTCGCCTTGGCACGGCAGGCGCAGGTGGGCGTCGGCTCAATTCCGAATCGCTTGAGGAGCGTGGAAAGTTCTGTGCCTGGGCCAGCGGCTGGAGCCGACTGCGCAACCTGAGAAACAACGATTGGCTGTGACGGGAGACGAGGAAATCTTGGGAAGAACGGGTCGCCGACATCGACCAGAAGCCAACCTTCCTCGCGGCTAACGACAAACTGCACTACCTCGGACTGAGAATACCCCATCTGTTCGCAGTATTCCGCAAAGATTGCTTCCGTTGTTCTCCACAGGTTTGTCTGGCTCATGGGCAGACCACAATCGGATCGTCAAAGAAAGCAGGCGTTGCCGTCCATTTCACGCTATCGCAATCCCTGTCCAAAGGCGTGACGCTCTGATCCAACTCGCCTTCAAAGGGATCTGTTTGCGTGACTGCGTCGTCTGTGACATCGACAAAAGATTCCGCCTCGCAATCAAGAATCATCAGCCGCCATCGAAACTTGAATTTCCCTACGACGGCCTGCACTCGCTGGTCGCATCGCAGTGCATTGTCAATAACTCGGCAGCAACCATCACCGAGCCCGCGAGTAATCGCCAGGTCGTAGACAACGTACAGGCACTGCTCGACGCGTGCCGGGTAGCCTTCGTTCCATGTAAAAGTAGGCAAGGTGATTTGCGGAATAAATGGGGATGGCGCTCTCGGATATTTCCATACTTGCAGGAACCTTGCCGAGCCGGGCCATCCTTGCGATTCCGGCAACTCAGGCAAAAATTCAATGCCTACCTGGCTCTTTTGGAAGTAGTTCTGCCCAACCTGGTCGCTCCACGTGCCGCCGACTTGGCACGGTGGGTCGCACACTTTGCAATCGCTCGGAGGCTGGCAGCACGGGCAAACCATCGCAGCACCCCTTAGTGGAATCCAAACTTTAGGACCGGCGTGGTCGAGAACGAATTCACCACGTTGATTGTCATGGGGGAAATCTTCGTCAGCACGGCCGCCGTTTGGGTCGAACTCATGGAGATTGAGACGGCCGTCTTGGATTGAGGGTCAATCAGAACCGTTGCCTTTAACTCTGTTCCGTAAACATCCGTAACCACATCCAGTTTCGCCGTTTCTGGCGTGACAGAAATTGTGCAGTTAGCAGTATTAAGCGATGCCTTGACTGACGTGAGAAACGTAGCCTGAGCCGTTGTCTTGATAACCGCCGCGATGTACGTGAGCTCAGACGTTGAGCCTGACGTAAAAGAAATCGTGGACGTAGAGCCTGTGCCGAGGAACGTGAGCTTCGCAGTCTGAGCGGTAGCAATTACTTGCTGCTGACTCAGCGTAATGTTGTCAACCGCAACCGACGCTTCGAGTGGCACGCTGATCAGATACCACGCAGAGCCTTCCTTGGCGATCGCGCAGTCTGGCGAAAGCGATGGCGTGAAGTCGATGTTGAAGAATAGGTTTTGAACCGTAACCGTGTTCGGCGTATTGGTCACGTTCTTGAACGTGACGGTGTTTTCTGTGTACGCAGGCCAAGCGTTCTCGAACGTGCCGATGCGAATCACCTTGGACTTCGAGAAATCCACGCGATCAAAGTTGAGCGGTTGCGACGCTAGTGGCGTGAGCTCCGCAGAGCGCACGACGCTGGCAATCCGCCGAGCGCTTTCCCGTGTGAACTGTGTCGGGTCGGTGCTCATGGCGTGCCGAAGACGGCTTGGAGGTTCGCCTGCGGGTTGACGAGACGCGAAAGAATTGCCGGCTGCCCCGTTGGCACAAGGGCACCAGATCCGTTGAGGGCAATCGGCCCCGGCGAGGGAACCCACTCGGCGTTCTTTTCATCGAACACCATGCCTCGCCTCCGCTCCCCCCCGTCGATGTAATTGAATCCCACGTCTGGCAGATACAGAAGGTGCGAGGATTGGCGATACATCATCGACGCGGTCGCTGTGTAGTATTCCTGGTAGCTGTTATTCCACTCTTCCGCGTTGCGAACAACGTCTACCGCCACCACCTTGATAGTGTTTTGGTTGCACCCAAGATACGAAGACGAATTGACGTGATTCTGTAGCGCGAGCCAATTGTACGGCACTCCCGCAAAGTTTTTTTGCACCTTGATTCGCACCAGCGACTCGTCGGTGACGAGCCCCGGAAAGAAATCGCCAGCACTATTTGTCAGCGGGTACAGAGTTCCTCCGCTGTAGTACCAGAGGGCCGGAATCTGCCCTGCCTGCGACTCAAACGCCCACTGCGATGCGCGGGCCGTCGGGGAAAGCAGCTCGTCGTTCGTAATCGTTGCGTACTCGCCGACCACTTCGAGCTTGTACGGATCGTCTTCCCATCGCTCGTTGACGCTGAGTTTTCGCAGCCGAAGAGCGGTGTGTACCGGATGGTACGCGCCCCACGATGATCCGGCCGTGGCGCTCAAGATCGTCGTGATGTCGGGCGGCCCGCCCGCTGAGAGCGTGTTGTCAGACAGGTTGCACACCCAGCGACGCCGCGCAGTTCCGCCAGTGCTCCCGATTTCGTTCTCAAACGTGCGGGCGAGCTCTACTGTGCTGACGATAGTTCCTGGCATATATCACCCAAGGACCGCGCCGCCGACAATGGCGACCGGCGAGTTGAAGTAGTTCCCCGCAGCCGCCGAGATGCCCTGCGCGATGAGGTTCAGTTGCTTCGTTTGAAGCCTGGCCTCTATGAGTGCCGGGTCTGTGCCGGTCGCCGCCACATCGAGCAAGAGTTGCTGCCCTTCCGCTGTACGGATATCCGCCGTCTGCGCGAGTTGGTTCGTCGGCGTGAGCAGCCGCTCCAGTTTTGCCGCCTGCTCTGCGGCGGCGGCAGCGTTAGCGGCGAGGGCTTGGTTTGCTCCCGCGTAGGTGTTGTTGAACGACTTCAGGAAGTTGTCGTTCTGCTGCGCGACCAAGCTCTGAAATTGCTGGGCCGAGTTGAGGCCAGACACGAACTGCTGCCCGATCTGATTTTGCTGCCGCAGGCGACCTTCGGCGAGTTGCTTCTCCTGCTGCTGCACGCGCTCCAGTTCTCGGACGCGTGCCGCACCCGCGCGAGCCCCGCGGAGGTCGCCCTCCTCGCGGGCCTCTTCTAACTTCTTGCGCTCCTCGATCAGTTTCGCTTCGATCGCCTGGACATTGACGGCGGCTTCCTTCTTCCGCTTCTCAAGCTCCTCAGTCGCCTTGAGTTCCGCCTGCTGCCGAGCGTCGATGCCGTTCCGCAGGAACTCCTCGACGCGGTTGGCGGCGTCGAGTCGTTGCTGGAATATGTCGCGTTGCTTGGCGACTTCGCGCTCATAGGTCTCTGCCGTGAGGATGCCGTCGCGGGCTTGCAGTTGGGCGCGGGCGATACCTTGCTGCAACGCCTGGGCGGCGAACGCGCCGACAGATCCGAATTCCTCTGCCTTGACGATGAGCTCGTTTATGCCCTTGTCGGTCTCTTGGAATGCCCGCGTAAAACCTTCGCTGAACCCTTGTTCGACCGCTTGCTGCTGGTCTTCCAGTTTCGCGAGGCTCTGATCGACCGCGGCGAGTTGCGCGCCCAGAGCGGTCGCCAGCACTGGCTGCTGGCTTTCCCTTGCCCGGCGAATCTGATCTTGCAGCCGAATCTGCTCTTCTTGAAGCGTGCTGATGTCACGCTCAAGTTGCGTGGTCTCGTCGCTCTGCTTGAGGATTTCCGCGACGCGAGCCTTTTCGGCTTCCAGCGTCCTCTTCTGCAATTCCTCGATTTTCTGCAAGCCGTTTATCTGCTTGTCATATTCAGATGTTGCCCGCTCCACCTCGTTCGCCAGCGTGGCCGCGTTGATGCGACCATCCTCAAACTGCGTGCCAAGATCGCGGAGCTTGGTCTGGAAACGTGCGGCAGCATCGAATCCAGCCGATCCGAATTGCTGCGCGCCCTCGATCGCTTTGTTGATTCTTTCCTGCAACCCGGCGAGCGTCTTCTCGGCGTCGGCCTTGATCTGGATGTCCAGTTGCGCATTCTCTTCGATGCGGGCCAACTCCTCGCGGAACGCGACGCCGGCCTGCTCTGCCTGCCGGCGGAACGTCTCTTCATTGAAGAGGCCGCGATCCAAGTCCTGCCGCAGTTCGTCAACGGCTTCTTGATACCGCAGTGCGGCGTTGAACCCCGCTTCGCCGAACTTGGCGGAATCGTCTATCGCCTTGCCGACAGAGTCCTCGATGCTCTGGAGTGTTTTTTGAAAGTCGCCTGCGAAGCCTTGGTTGAGAGGCTCCTCAACTTGCTCGCGGAGTTTGCTCACCTGTGCGGTTGCGTTCTCTGTGTTGCCGAGCCAGCCGTCAAACAGTCGCGTGACTGCGAACAAGCCATCCCCGGCCGCCGAGAACGTCTCCCCCACGGCATCCAGCACCGGCGTGAGCACCGTTCCGATCGCCTGGGCGAGTCGCGTCACGCTGGCGATGAGATCCGCAAGCAGATTCGCGAAGCCTTCCACGACGCCGGCGAATGGCAGGATCGCCGCTTGACCCAGCCCGGCAAGGGCGGTGCCGACGTTGTCGAACGCGTCGCCGAGATCGGCGACCCGGCCCTGGTCAACGGTGCTGATGCCAGCCGCGAACCGCTCCAGCGAAAGGCGAGACTCCTCGATTGCCGCAAACACTGGAAGCAGCGAGAGCCCGCTCTTCCCGAGCACGTCCATTGCGAGAGCGGCCCGCTTCGCAGGATCTTCGATCCGCTGCAACGCTGCCGCAACTTCTTGGGCGAGCCCGGCCGTGTCGGCCGTCTGAAGGCGATCCTGCGAGATGCCCAGCCTGTCGAACGCCTCTGCGGCGTCACCGCTTCCGCGGCGGGCGGCGTCAAGGTTGATGTTGAATTTCTGCAAGCCGGCGGCGACGGCCTCGACGCTTTGGCCGGTTCGCCGCGCGGCCTCATCAAGAACCTGAATCGTCTGGAAATCGGTGCCGATCCGCAGGGCCGTGTTTCCGAGAGACTCTAGGCGTCCTTCGAGTTGCGTCAGCCCGCGCACCACGCCGACCGCGGCAGTGCCAAACCCGGCGATTGCCCCGAGTGCAATGTTTGTGGGAGTGACCAGGCCAGCGAGTTGCGAACCTACAGACCGCAAGCCCGTCGAGATGCCGGCACCGAACACGCGATTCAAGCCTTCCCCGGCGCTGCTGATCGCTGAGAACCTCGCGGCGACTGATCCGAGTTGCCCAGGCAGCACCGAGAGAACGCCAGAGAGCTCGTTGAACCGCAGCCCTTGCTTGCCGGCGTCTTCGACTGCCGCGGCAGTCTTTCCCGCCTCGATAGTGGCCTTTGCAAACAGGTTGGCTTGCCTCTCAAGCTCCCTGTTAAACAATTCTTCTGTGAGCACACCGGCCTGCTTGAGCTCGCGAGCGCGAGCTATTTCATCATCGAATCGCTCTTGGGCGTTGAGGTTGGCGGCACGAATCGCCGCCGCTTCTGACTGGAGGCGAGACTGCACTCGGTTCGCCTCTGCCGTCGCGTCGGCCTCGCGTCGCCTCGCCTCCTCAACAGCCTGGGCTTGAATCCGCTCCGCGGCGGCGACGGCATCTGCCCGCTCGCGAGCCGAGCGTGCAGCCTGCTCGTTGATGCCCAGTTGGTCGATCGCCGCTCGATTGAGGGCGACAACGTCGATCGCCCCTTGACGTTCTAGTTCAAGGAACCGAGTCACCTCGTCGGCCGCGACGCGAGTCTGGTCGCCGTATTCCTGTTGAATGCGAATGCCGTCTTGGAATGCGGCAACGGATGCCTTCACCTCATCGGTCAGTTGCGCGAACGCCGCCGCATACTCGCGAGGCGTCACGACCTTGTCTTCAAGCTGTTGGAGCAGGGTCGTGAACCGCTGGGCAAACTCTTCTTGCGCCGTAGCGGCAGCGTCGGAAGCCTCTGCCAGGGGCCGGAACGAAGCGGTCGCCTTCTCGGCTTGTTGCGAGAGTTGCCCCAACGCCCTCTCGACGGGCGTGAGCGAACGCTGGACGCTAGACGCGTCCGCGTTGATCTTTAGCGCTAGCCCGAGAATCGTCGCCATCTCACTCGATCCCTAGTTGTCGTTTCAAATCCAGAAGAACTTCGCGGGCTTGAACCTCATGCTGCGGTGCCGGTTCGATCGGAATGAAGTCGCTCGGCTTCGGGGCTTTGCCTCTCGGAGCGTGCGGGGCGAGCAGGGCCGATACGATCAGCCCGGTCTCTGCCCACGGGTTCCCGATTGCCTCGAAATACTTCGTATATGCCATCCACTCCGCGAGTTCCTGTGAATCCATCCGGCGAGACAACTCGCCGACCGTCATCTTCAGGTGCCCCGCCAGCCGGAACATGAACCGGCGAACTGGCGAGACGTTTAGCCTTTTCCCAGTTCTTCGACATCCGCCTCCGACATTGCGTTGTGGCGGATCGCCGCATCGAACAGGCGAGCCATCACCGCACCGCTCTTCTGCCCGAGCTTCTCGATCTGCTCCTTCGTGAAGAGGAGGTCGCCCTTCTCGTCGCACAGCAACCGCACGAGATACTCGGTGCGGAAGTTCGCCACGCCGCTATCTTTCTTTCCGATCCACATGCGCTCGTAGGCGTCGCGTTCCGCCACGGACATCACGCGGATGAACACGCTGCCGTTCCACTCCTTCACCTTGACTTCCTTCAAGCCAAGATCGTCAGCCGCGAGAATCTGGTCAGCCGTCAAAGCCATATCACTGCCTCACAAGTTTGAAGGTCGCGCCATACCGGGCCACATCATTGACCCGGCCCGAGAGCGTCAACGTCTGACAGATCGCCTTGTGGGTCAGCGTGAGCCCGCCGCCAGTGATGGCGAGCGTGCCCTGAATCCCATACTGCGACAGGCCAATCGCCGCCGTGCTCAGACACTTCAAAGTGATAGTGCCTGCGTCAACTGAAAACGTGGAGTCGCGCCCGAGCGGCAGGCTGCCGCCCACGTTCACGTCGATCTCGGTGACTTCACCGAGACTAACGCTCGCCCACGTTACGCTCACACCCGTGCATACAGTCGCCATGACGGGCCTCCGTCACGGCAATTAGACGCGGGCGACCCGGAGGGTGGCCTGACCACGAATCGCGTCGTTCAAAGCGAACGTGAGCGTCGAGGAGTTGACCGTGTACGCGAGCGACGAGAACCCAGTAAGGGCCGTGCCAGCCACCGTGATCGAGCACGTGCCCGTCGAGGCGTCGGCAATCAGCACGCGGCCCAAGTAGTCGAACTGCACCTGACGACCTGTGTCTGTCGTGGAGCCCTGGAGCGGTCGGTCGATCGTGGCGATCGACGCGCCGGTGGTCAGCCCCAGGTGGCTTACGTCGATTTTTTCTTGATCGGCAGTCGGGTCGGTCTGCGTGATGACGATGTTCGTCACGGTGTAGACCGTGGCACCAAGGCGAAGAACTGTTCCGGTTCCATCATGCGGGGTTGCCGACATTTTTTATGTCTCCTGCCAGAGAATCGAGTACGTTTGCGAAACCGAATAAAGCGGTGGTGCCTCGCCGCCGGCGAGTTGGGCGAACCCGTCGGCCTCGTTGTCGAGACTGACG